GTAATAAATGTTATGCAGGTAAAGGTTGTTATGTATTCCCTATGGTTAGAGCTATGTATGAGAAGAGATATCAAGCTATAGAGCTACCAGAATGGGTAGATTATATGGCAGAATTACTGACCATAAAATATAAAAACATAACAAAATCAAAGAGATACCACAGATGGTTTGACTCTGGGGATGTGCAATCTTTTTCACATTTGATGAAAATATTTGAGGTGTGTGAACTTACACCACACATAAGATACTGGCTAGCTACTAGGGAATATCACATAGTAGATAAGGTTAAGGAAGAAGATGTACCAAAAAATTTATGTTTGCGTGTATCAGCAATCAAAGTAGATAGTTCACCCCCTAAATTTTGGAAGTGGACATCTGGTGTACACAAAGATAAAAGACACAAAGGTAGAGAATGTCCTGCACCAAAACAAAATGGTGAGTGTGGAGATTGTCGTTCTTGTTGGAGTCGTTCAGTTAAACAAGTAAGTTATAAGGAGCATTAATGAAAGAAGATAAAATAATAATAAAGATGTCTGCCCAGTTTCTAACTAAAACATTACCTATGGATTTTCAAAAATGGGAGGATGATAAATTACACAGTTGGGTTGAACAAAATTCTTGGCAACCTTACGAAAATTGGTCTGGTAAAGAGTTATTAGATCAAATTATAGCTTGTGCGAGGGTTATATGAAACATAAATGCACAGGTTGGGCGATAGTTGCAACAATGGAAAGACCAGATGGTACTTGGTACACAGATACCATTACAGAAATAGATGATGACACAGCTTCATCTGTCGATACTTTTTTAACTGAGTACTGTGAAGATAAGGAGAAAAGCAAACATGAGTAATTGTTATGATCATAGTATAAAAAAAGATATGATGGATAGCTATTGTTGGAATAGTAAAGAAGAAGCAAAAGCAAATGTCTTACAAAACTATAAACAATTAAGACAATGGTATGAAGATGAATGTAAAAAATATAAAAGACCACTTGGTGGAGATGAATCATTTGATCAATGGTACGAGGAATACACTGGTGGAACATGGGAGGATAACAATGATACTTGATGATCAATACATAACAAAAGATATGTTAATTAAAGATAGTTACAAAGGTAATTACTATGCAAATAAAAATGCAGTAATGTATGATTTACAAAACGGAAAACAAAATGTAGTTTGTTTCTGTGATAATATTTATACAGCACAGGGTATTGTTGAAGGTTTAAATTTATTAGATAAACTAGAGGCAGATGGTGTAGAATTAAAGCAACCAAATAAGGATAAGAAATGAAAGAGTATACGTTTGTAAGAGGAAATGGAGAAAAAAAAGTAATAGAAGCAATGAGTTTTAAGAAGGCCATAAAAAAATATGATGGTAAACCTGTTGATAATGACAAATTTGTACATATAAATTGGTCTAGTAAAAAAGGTAATTCATCTTATAAAATATTAGAATTACCACATGTATCTAGAAAAGAAAGGAAAGGTAAACTATGAGTTACGCAAATGATGTAAGATTAATATTTGAAAATCATTACGAGTGGTGTAAGAAAGAAGGCAGAGATATATCATGGTACAAAGAATACAAGGAGGGAAAAAAAGATGTTTGTATGGAAGCACCCAAAGTATTACAAAGAACTAAAGAAAAATAATTTGACAAAGGAAAACTTTTCTGATAAGGGAGAAGACTATGAAAAAATACAAAATAAGATTAACAGGACTGGGGATAGAAGCAGTAGCGATAATCCCATTCGACAACGAACCAACAACAGAAAAAATAGAAAATAATGTAGCGTACTATCTTAACAACAATCTTATGAAGGTTGAGGCAAATGATTTTTATGCAACAGATAAATATATAATAACATACGAGGAAGTGCAGGTTGAATTATAGACAACAACTAGAAGTTATAAAAGGTTTAAGCATACCATCCGAAACTCAGACAAGAATGGATTGTCCATTCTGCAATGGTAGAAATACTTTGTCTATAGATACAACTGAAAATAAGGTGGGGTGGTACTGCTTTCATGCATCATGTAGTGCAAAAGGTAAACAAGAGAGGGAAAAGAATATGCAATACGTTCAAAGAGTATTTCATGGTAACAAAGCGTTACACATAGAAGGTATAGAATTTAAAATACCAGATAGTTTTCAATCAATATATTCAAATGAAAAGGCTATGCGTTGGCTATCTAATAACAATTGCTGGGAGTCTTGGTCTTGGGGTAGAGCAGATTTTAAGTATGATGTAAAACAAAATAGAGTTGTGTTCTTAGTTAAGAATAGAATATCACATAAAATAGTTGGTGCAGTAGGCAGAGCATTGACTAAAGAAGATTTTCCTAAATGGTTTATGTATGGTAACAAAGATGTACCATTTAAATGTGGTGATTGTAATGATGCAGTAATAGTTGAGGATTGTCCTTCAGCTTGTGCAGTATCTAATATATTAACTGGTATTGCAATCATGGGTACTAAATTAAAAGCAGTACAAAAGTCACATTTAAAACCATATAAAAATTTATATATATGTTTAGACAGAGATGCTACAACAAAAGCATATGACATGGCAAAAGATTTAAGATCATCTGGATTTGATAATATAATTGTTAAGCCTTTAGAGGATGACTTAAAATATTATAACACAGAACAAGTAAGGGAGATTTTTTATGGACAAAAAAATGAAACAAGAAATTCTTGATAGTTGGATTTCTTGGAAGCATGATATAAAAGATATTAATAGATCTGAGTGGAATCAAAGAGATCAATCAATAATGGATACTATAGAATTAATATTAAGAAAGGAGTTAGATGATAGAAAAACAAATGATTAGGCTTATGCTTAATAAAAAATTTTACACTAGATACAAAGGTGTACTATCACCTAGTGTATTCTCTGGTGACATAAGTTCTTTGTATGATACGATACAAAAAGCACATGACAAGTATGAAGAGGATATAAAAGTTGATGAGTTATATTCTTTACACACTGCAATATTTAATCCTGCATTAACTCGTGCTGCAAAAGAAAAGTTTAGTGAGTTAGTTGAAGACATCAAAGAAGTACAAGAGCCTAGTAAAGAGATAGCAAAAGATATTATGCGTATCTTATCTGATAGAGATCTTGCACAGAGAATAGCAGTTGAGGCCACAGAGATATTTAATGGTAAAGAAGCAAACTTTACAGAGATTACTGGCATGATAGACAATCATAAAACTAATATTGATGAGGATAAAAATCCTGCAGTGACTAATAACATTGAGGAAGTTATGGAGTTATTAGATGTAACTACTAAATGGAAATTTAATATACCTGTACTAAAAGAAAACGTAGGTGGTATTGGTGGTGGCAATCTTATGATTGCATTTGCTAGACCTGAAACAGGCAAGACAGCTTTCTGGGTTAGCTTATGTGCAGGGCCAGATGGTTTCTGCTCTCAGGGTGCAAAGGTACATGCATTTATAAATGAAGAGCCTGCAATCAGAACACAGATCAGGGCAATCTCTTGCTACACTGGTATGAGCAGAGATGAAATATTATTTGATAGAGTTCAAGCACAAAGAATCTGGAGTGAAATAAAAGATAATATATCTATGTTTGATACAGTTGATTGGTCTATTGAAGATATAGATGCACACTGTGAAAAAAATAAACCAGATATAATTGTAATAGATCAGCTAGATAAAATAAATGTTAGTGGTACATATGCTAGAACAGATGAGAAATTAAGACAGATCTATACTAGTGTAAGAGAGATAGCTAAACGTAGAGAGTGTGCTGTCATTGCAATATCTCAAGCATCCGCTGATGCACACAATAGAAATAGTATTTCATTTGACCAAATGGAAAACTCTAAAACTGGTAAAGCTGCTGAAGCTGATTTAATTATTGGTATAGGTAGAAATGCTAACAGTGATTTAGAAAATAAAATAAGAACATTATGTGTAAGTAAAAATAAAATAAATGGTTATCATGGTGAGCCTGTGTGTACCATTAGAAGGGCGATAAGTAGGTACGAAGTATGATAACAACAGTAGACGTAGAAACATCTTGGCAAAAGAATGAGAATGGTGGGTATGACCCATCACCTTTTCATCCAGATAATATATTAGTTAGTGTAGGTATTAACGATGAATATTATTTTACAAACCATAGCGAGAGAGTAGACAAAGGTTGTTTTAAAAATATACAAGATACGCTAGACAAAACAACTTTGCTTATAGGCCACAATATAAAATTTGATTTGATGTGGTTACTTGAAGCAGGATTTAAATACACAGGTAGGGTTTACGATACTATGCTTGGTGAATATATTTTAAACAGAGGCGTTAGAAAAAGTCTAACACTTGAGATGTGTTGCAGAAGAAGAAAGATAGGATCTAAAGATAGCAGTATAAAAGAATACATGGATAGGGGAATATCTTTTGAGAATATACCTGTAGATGTAGTAGAAGAATATGGTAAGATAGATGTACAAATAACTAGAAGTTTATTTGATTCTCAGATGGCTGATCTTAGATTAGAAAAAAATAAAAATCTTTTGATGACAGTTAAAATGATGAATGAGTTTTTAGTTGTCCTAGCTACTATGGAACGTAATGGAATTAACATAGATACTACTGAGTTAGATAAAGTTGAAAAAGAATTTAGAGCAGAGTTTGCATATCTAAAACAGAAGATAGATAAAATTGTATACAGACAAATGGGTGATACTAAAATTAATTTGTCTAGTCCAGAACAATTATCTTGGTTAATTTATTCTATGAAACCAAAAGATAAAAAGCAGTGGGCTAAAATATTTAATGTTGGTATAGATAAAAGCACAGGTAAAAATAAAAGAAGACCTAATTATTCTAGACAACAATTTAGAAACTTAGTTGCAGATAACTCTGAGACAATACATAGAACTGTAGCAGAGCAATGTGTTCATTGTAGAGGTAAAGGTGTAATTAAAAGAATAAAAAAAGATGGTAGCCCATTTAAAAATTATACTAAATGTCCTGAGTGTGATGGCGATGGATATATCTATACACCAATGGCAAAGATTGCAGGGTTTAGACAAAGACCTAGAAGTGTATATGATATTGCAGAATCTGGATTTAGAACTGATAAATTAACTTTAACTAAGATTGCATCTGAAGCGGAAGGTGAGTTTAAAGAATTTATTGATTCAATAGTTAGACACAATGCAGTAGATACATATTTAAATACATTTGTAGAAGGATTAAAAAACTTTACAAACGAAAAAGGTTTTTTACATCCAAAGTTTATGCAGGCCATAACTGCAACTGGTAGGTTATCTAGTAGAGATCCTAACTTTCAAAATCAACCTAGAGGTAAAACATTTCCTATTCGTAAAGTTGTTACATCTAGATTTGAAGGCGGTAAAATATTAGAGATAGACTTTGCACAGTTAGAGTTTAGAACTGCAGTATATCTTGCACAAGATAAACAAGGTATGGAAGATATAAAAAATAAAATAGATGTACACCAATACACTGCAGATATTATAGGTGTATCAAGACAAGATGCAAAAGCACATACATTTAAACCTTTGTATGGTGGCGTAACTGGTACTGAAGATGAGAAAAGATACTACACTAAATTTTTAGAAAAGTATAAAGATATAAAAAAATGGCATGAGAATTTACAGAGTGAGGCCATTAGATACAAACGAGTTAAGCTACCAACTGGTAGAGAGTATGCGTTTCCATATGCAGAGAGAACACCTTGGGGTGGATCTACATACGGAACACAAATAAAAAATTATCCTGTACAAGGCTTTGCAACAGCTGACATTGTACCATTAGCATGTATAAATATATACAAGTTAATGCAAGAACAGGGTGTAAAAAGTTTGCTTGTAAATACAGTTCACGATTCTATCGTGGCAGATGTTTATCCTGGTGAAGAAGATGTGATGAGTAAAATATTTAAGCAGGGCACATCAAATGTAATACCATCACTCAAAGAGTATTACAAAATTAACTTTAACGTGCCATTAGATACTGAAACAAAGATAGGTATCAACTGGTTACAAATGGAGGATATCAAATGAGTAAGGATATAGATGCATTAGATACTTTAGACGATTATTCTGATGAGGAGTATTCAGCTTTCTTAGAATACACACAACTAAAAGATCAATGTATGATAGAGCCTACAACATTATACATAAATGATAAGCATGAGTTTTTGTCCGAGTGGGAATACTTTGCAAAAGCTGATGGATTAGAAATAAAACACACCGATTGCGAGACTAGAATATGTTAGATAATATATTGTTTATCATGTCGTTTATATACGTCTTTTATTTAATAATTAAAATACTTTATAATGTGTCAAAATGACCAGTAGTTTTTTTCTAAAAATATGATATATACAACCGCTAATATAAGGAGGACAAATGTCTGATAATAATATAATAGTAAAAGGAATGTCCAATGAGCAAATAATGCAAGCCATAGGACAAGATGATGGGTCTACCCTAGGAACTAATATACCTAGGCTAGCTATAAATCGTAGCCCAGAGGATGATGATGGTAATCAATTACCAGTAGGTCATTACTACACCTACGATTCTACTTCAGGACAGAATGTATATTCTAAGCCTGTAACCTTACGGCCATTTATAAGTGCAATGCAATACATGCACTATGATGCAGTTCAAGGTGAATATATAAATAGATCTATAATTTTTAAAAGTTGGAGAGAAGAGGCAATAGATATTTTAGGTGGTACTAAATGTGGTAAGATACCATTTAAAGAAAGAGCAAGTCTAACTCCAGAAAAATTAGAAGAGCAAAGAACAATTAGATGTTACAAATTAGTTTATGGTTTATTAAGTTTTGATAAAGGTGTAAACTCACAAGGTGAATCTGTCACAATAAGTAATTTACCTGTGTTGTATAGGGTAACTGGTACAGCTTTTTCACCAGTTAGTTCTGCACTTGATCAGCTTAATAAAAGAAAAAAACTAATGTTTAATTGTACATTTTCTTTAAATACTAAGAGACAAAAGAAAGGTGGCAATGTTTACTACACACCAGATATAACTGTAAATGCAGATGCTAATCTACAATTATCTGATGATGATATGGAAACATTAAAAGTATTTCAAGAGTCTATTGATGTAGAAAATAAAGAAGTAGTTGATTTATACAATGCTGCTAAATCTGAAAGTAATAAAAAACAAACTGACAAGATAGATGCAGAGATTGTAGAAGACATTGAGGATGCACCAGAAAAAATATTAGCTTCTTAATGAATAATATACTTTTAAAAGTTCAGCAATACTTAGACAACGTATCTAAAAATCCTGTTAAGCTAGACAAACAGTTGGTACAGGAGTTTGGTGAGGCGTGTAAAAACGCCTTACTAAAACAGTTTGAAGAAACTAGAAGAGATAAGTTTGAAACTAGAATGTCTAATATTGGTAGACCCTTGTGTCAATTGCAGATGGAAGCTAAAGGTATTAAAGGTGAAGGACAACCTTATAATGTAAAGATGAGAAATACTTTTGGTGATATAATAGAAGCGTTAGCTATCTTTGTTATGAAGTCATCTGGAATTAAAATAACTAATGAGCAAAAGAAAGTTAATTATAAATTTAATGGAGATAGTATTGAGGGTAGACAAGATGTTGAGATTGATGGAAAGATATGGGATATTAAGAGTGCGTCACCATATTCCTTTGAAAAAAAGTTTGGAGAGGCTGGAGGATTTAATGAAGTTGTCAGAGAAGATTCCTTTGGTTATGCGTCACAAGGATTTCTATATGGAGAAGGCCAAGGTAAAGAGTTTGGTGGGTGGATAGCTATCAATAAATCTACAGGTGAGTGGACAGTTTGTGAAACACCACCTGCAGTAGATGAGTATAAAAAGAAAGCATTGAAATCTGCTGAAGATAATTTTACAGCACTAAAAGAAGGTAAACCTTTTAAAAGATGTTATGATGATGTAGCAGAAACTTTTAGAAGTAAACCTACTGGCAATAGAGTTTTGGGCTTTGTGTGTTCATACTGCCCATACAAACTTCCTTGTTGGGGAAGAGATAAATTGCAGTTGTTACCGCAACAGCAATCTAAAGGTAAGAATCCTAAATGGGTTTGGTACACTTCTGTTACAAATCCAAGGGAGGAAACCGAAGAGTTTAATGGTGGATAGTTTGAGGGGTCTATTCACCATTGACTCTTTAAATGTTTATAATATGCATTTATATTTTGTAGTTTTTAAAAATAAAAAAGATAATGATTATAAATTATTTACTAACACTATTTTTGATAAAGAAAAAGAAGCAGATGACTTTGGAAAAAAAAGTATGAAGAGAGGCTTTGAACATAAAGTAGTAGAATATAATAGTGAAAACTATGATAGGTATTGGAATGAACAAAAAAGATAAACTTAATGCAATTAATTCAGTTAAGGTAATAGTTACACCTTGGGAAAAAGGATTTACTTGTGGTATCATTATGGATAGCAAATCTAAAATGACTACAGAGCAATACGAATTATGCTCTACAATAGCTAGAGGCATGATAAAAATGGCAACTACCGACCCTCATTCAACATTCTTATGGGGCCTTCGTGGATTTGCTGATGATAAAAACAAGAATGATAAGACTATGACCATTAGTTCTGTTGCAGAATTTGATGATGATTCTAATGTTGTAGACTTTCTTGAGTTCT